TAAACAATGACAATGCTACTGCTGGTACTGCCAATACAGGCGGTGGTGGCGGTGGAAGTCGTGACTCAGGTGCTTTAGGTGGAAATGGAGCTACAGGAGGTTCAGGAGTAGTAATTCTTTCCATTCCAACAACCAACTACACTGGTATAACCACAGGCTCACCAACCGTAACAACTAGCGGTTCTAACACAATTTTAAAATACACCACTTCAGGCTCATATACGGCTTAAATATGCCAAGCATCATTAATGCCCAACCTGGAAATGCACTGGCGATCACAGCTCTAATTAAGACTGGGGCAAGTGATGCTAATCTTGTGCTGCAAACTGGTGGTGCTAACGCAGTACAAATAGACGGTAATCAAAATGCTAACTTTGTTTCTACAGGGGCAGTAAAATTACCATCAGGAACATCCGCACAAAGACCAGCCTCTCCTATTAATGGAATGATGAGATACAACACAACCACTCTATCAGTAGAGGGTTATGCAAACAATACTTGGGTAGCATTTTTATGACAACAAAAATTAACGCATCTACCTTAGGGTTAACCGAAACAGTTGATACTTCAGGAATCTTGGAGTTACAAACTGCCAATACAACTGCTTTGCTGATTGATGCATCGCAAAATGCTAACTTTGTAAGCACTGGAGCAATTACCGTTCCAGTTGGTACTACAGCACAACGCCCCGCAAACGTGTCTAGCGGGATGATTCGTTACAACACAACGAACGCCGCTTTTGAATATTATGTAAATGGTAATTGGGCTTTAGCTAATGTAACACCACCTCCTGTCAATACAGTTGCTCCAGTCATTTCAGGAACAACCAACGTTGGTCAAGTTCTTACATCAACTAGTGGCACTTGGAACTTTAATCCAGTCGGGTATTACTATCAGTGGTTAGCTAACTCTTCTGCTATTTCCAATGCAACCGCTAATACATTTACCTTAACATCGACACAATTAGGCGCAAATATAATTTGCAACGTTACCGCTTATAACGGCGCTGGTAACAGCACTCCAGCAGCATCCAACTCACTTGGTCCTGTTGTAACTACATATACAGTGAACTATTTAGTAGTTGCAGGCGGTGGCGCTGGTGGCTCTCGTGGCAACCGTGGCGGTGGCGGTGGTGGAGCTGGCGGTATGTTAACTGGTTCTTACACAGCAAATCCTGGAACCGCATACACAATTACAGTTGGTGCGGGTGGTAGTGGTACAGGCTCTACAGGTACAAATTCCACATTATCTGGAAGCAATTTATCAACCGTTACTTCTTATGGTGGTGGTGGTGGTGCATCGTCTTCTGCTGGTGGCAGCGGTGGTTCTGGTGGTGGTTCAGACGGTGCCGGTGAAGGCGGCGGTGGTAGCGGTACTGCTGGTCAAGGTAATAACGGTGGTGCAGGTACTTCAGGTGGACCATACACATACTTTGGTGGCGGTGGTGGAGGCGGCGCTGCAGGTACAGGTGGCAATGCATCTCCAAACTCTACTGGCGCAAACGGTGGAAATGGATTGCAATCTTCAATCACTGGAACTGCTACTTACTACGCAGGAGGTGGAGGTGGCGGCTGTGGAGCCTATGGAGGCGGGGATGGTCCTGGACAATCTTCTGGCGGCTTAGGTGGCGGCGGTGCGGGTGTACAGTACAGCAATGGTTCTTATGGAGGAACTGCAGGTACTGCTAACACCGGTGGCGGTGGTGGTGGTGCAAATGCTGGTAATGGTGGTAACGGCGGCTCAGGAGTTGTTATTATCTCTTACCAAAACACAACGCAAAAAGGTACTGGCGGTACAGTCACCACATACGGTAGTGGAGCAAGTCAATACTGGGTACATACCTTTAACTCAAGCGGCACTTACACGGCTTAAGGGTAGACCATGTTCGGTTTTAGTTCCTTCGCTGGTGCCCCGTTTGCTGATACAGGCGGAATATCCTCTTCTAGCGTAGCCGTTAATTTAACGGGCGTTCAGGCAGTTGGCTATCTTGGTACTGCATCCGTAACTGGAAATGCAGTTATCTATGTAACAGGCACTCAAGCCATTGGTATTGTCGGTACAGTATTTACTGCCGCTGGAGTGGGAGTTTTAGTTACTGGCGTTCAGACGGTAGGATACTTAGGTACGGCATCTGTAACTGGTAATGCCAATGTTACCGTAACAGGAGTTCAAGGCGTTGGTCAGGTTGGCACAGTAACAGCTCAGGCTGGTTCTTTTGTAAATGTAACTGGCGTACAGGCAGTAGGTCAAGTCGGAACCGCTAGGGTAACAGGCAGTGCAGTAGTTAATTTAACTGGCGTAGTTGGTGTAACTCAGCTTGGTACAGCATCAGTTACTGCTGGTGCTAATGTAACCACTACTGGCGTACAAGGTGTTGGTAAGGTTGGTACAGTATCAGTAGCCGCCAATGCAAACGCTTATGTAACTGGAGTTCAAGGCAATACCCAGCTAGGCACCGCTTCTGTAACTGCCGCCGCAAATGCCGTTGTAACTGGGGTTCAAGCAGTTGGTCAGATTGGTACTGTATTTATCCAATTAAGCCAAAATGTACGGGTTACTGGCGTTCAAGCGGTAGGTCAGGTAGGCACTGCTTCGGTTACTGGTAATGCAAATGTCTACTTAACAGGCGTCCAGGCACAGGGTATAATCGGACAAGTGTTAGTTTGGGGTCAAATACCAGACAATTCTAGCCCTAACTGGACAAATCTTGATGATTCTGGTAGTTCTGGTTGGACTCAAGTTGTAGATAATGCAGTAACCGAATGGGATCTAATAGCGGCTTAATATGTCAAGTACTTACTCAACCTCGCTTCGCATAGAATTAATTGATACAGGCACGGACAACGAGGCTTGGGGGCAGCCTACGGATAATAACTTAGGTACTATTATTGAACAGGCTATTGTAGGCTCAAATACCATCAGTCTTACCAATTTAACAACATATACATTAACTACTGCAAATGCTGCGGTAGATCAAGCCCGTAATGCTGTATTGGTATTTAATGGCGCTCTTACTGCAAATTGTAACGTGATTGCCCCAAGTGTTAAAAAAGTATATGTAGTTAGCAATAAAACTACTGGTGGCAAGTTTGTTAATATTAAAACATCCGGTGGTAATGCAGTACAAGTTATTAATGGTACAAACCAGCTTGTTTATTGTAACGGTACAGACTTCATATCTGCTGTAAACATTAATACTGTTATTGGCAATTTATCAGTTTCTGGAAATTCTACCGTAAGCGGAAATGTAACTGTAACCTCTAGATTTGTTAGTGGAAATGGCTCCATAACAAACACCAACGGTAACTTAACATTATTATCTACAACATCAAATATTGTTAGTTTTCAAGGCACTACAGGCGCTTTAACTCCCCCCACTGGAACTACTGCCCAACGCCCGTCTTCTCCTGTATCAGGTATGCAAAGATGGAACACCAGTTTAAGTAAGCTGGAAATATATACAGGAACAGTATGGGAACAAATAACTTAAATTTTTGTAGCTTAATGGAATCTTAATATGCCATCAACTTATTCACCCTCGTTAAAAATAGAGCTTATTGGTAACGGCGAACAGTCGGGTACTTGGGGTCAAACCACCAACAACAATATGGGAACCCTTATTGAGCAAGCTATTACTGGGGTTCAGCCTATTACTTTGTACGGCGACTATGTTTTAACAAACTACAACGGATTGTCTGACGAAGCTCGTAATGCTGTTTTGACGTTCTCTGGATCTTTATCTGCATCAGCTAATGTGGTCGCACCAGCAGTTCAAAAAACATATATTGTTACTAACAACTCTGGTGCTAACGTGGTTGTTAAGACTGCTTCTGGAAACGGAGTAACAATTGGCAACGGCTTAAGTTCATTAATTTACTGTGATGGTACAGATTTTTATACTGCTGTAAACGTTAACAATGTTATTGGGGATTTAACGGTATCTGGAAACGAAACAATTGGCGGTACTTTAACTCTAGGTACTAGCATATCTTCTAGTAATCTATCTATTACATCTAATTCCAGCGTCATTGATATGTCTGCAAATTTAGGTGCGTTCATACCACCTACTGGCACTACAGCCCAGCGCCCATCTTCTCCATCATTAGGAATGTCTCGTTGGAATACTGATATTGGCGCATATGAGGTATGGACGGGTTCAACATGGAAAGTTATAGCTTCTACTGCATACACAATTACTTATTTATTGGTAGCTGGCGGCGGTGGCGGCTATGGCGGTGGTGGTGGCGCTGGTGGATTATTAACAAACACTGCAACTTTAACCCCGGGGACAACATACACAATAACTTTAGGTAGTGGTGGAGCAGCAACATCCCAAGGATCTAATAGTTCAATTTCTGGAATTGCTACAACTGTTGGAGGCGGTTCTGGAAACAGTGGAGCTGGTGGATCAGGTGGTGGTGGTTTAGGTGCTAATGAGGGTGGCGGAACTATACAGCCGGGTGGAAATGGTACAACTTATCAAGGTAATAACGGCGGTTCAGGAGGTGGTCATGCCTCTGGATATGTTAGTTCAGGTGGTAACGGAGGTGGCGGAGGTGCTGGTGCAGTAGGTGGAAACGGTCAAGCCTCTAGTGGTGATAATAACGGTGCTGGTGGTAATGGTGGCGCTGGCTATACTTCTTCTATTACCGGTACAACTGTTTACTACGCTGGCGGTGGCGGTGGTGGTGTTGGTGGGCAAGGTAGTGGTAGTCCTAGTGGCGGTTCTGGAGGATCTGGCGGCGGTGGCAATGGTGGCGCTGGTTATTCTGGTGGTACAAGCGGTGCAACTAATACGGGCGGTGGCGGCGGTGGTAATGGCTATGGAGGCAGTGGTGCTGGATCTGGTGGTTCCGGTGTTGCAATTCTAGCTGTACCAACTACTCTTTATTCTGGTGTAACTACAGGTTCTCCAATAATTACCACGTCTGGTTCAAATACTATTCTTACATTTACGTCCTCAGGGAGTTATACAGCATGATTATCGAAAACCAAGCAAAAGAGTTAGCACCAGATGTTATGGAAGTTGCTCACAAGATTGAAATTTACTGCCCTAATTGCAGCAAAGATGTGGACGAAGCTGAGCTATCAGCTTTGAAATGCAATGATTGTGGCGCTGATTTAACAGATCCAACACAACATGTGGCGGTTGCAGTTACTTCAGTTCCAGTTATTGGGATTACTTGGTAATGAAAGAATTTTTTAAGCACCTTCTAACTGGCAAAGACAACCAGACATATGATATTAGTAGGGTTACTTGGTTACTTGGTCTTATTGCAGTAATTTCTTTGGCAGCATATGAAGTAATGCACACTAGCGTTAGCCTCAGAGAACTTGCAGAATCACTAGGAATTGTATCTGGCGCTGGTGGTGCAAGTGTAATGATGAAGAAAGATGCGGAGCCACAATAATGTTTCCATTACCTATAACTACTTGGATTATGATTGGTTTGTCTGTCTTTGCAATGGCTGGATTTGGCTATGGTCGATATGAGCATAACGCTTATATAGAATATAAAGCTGAAGTTTTAGCTGTGGCTAAAGTTCAAGAAACCAAGAATGAGTCTATTCAGAAACAAAGTGATCTAGTAAACAAAGGAATTCAAAATGCGTATGAAGCTAAGCTTGCTGCTCTCCGTAATTATTATGGCGGGCTGCACAACACCGGTAGCAGTTCAATGTCCGGCATTTCCCCAGCCCCCAAAGGAGCTGATGCAGAAACCGCCTACCCAATACTTGCTGGACAATGCGCTGCAACAACGGCCCAATTAACCAGCCTGCAAGACTGGATTAACGAACAGATGGGAATTAAATGAAGAAAGAAGAACTAAGTGCCTACGTTACCCTCATGGCTACTGCCACTCTTACTATTATTCTTTTGTCTATGGTTGGCGTGTTACTTGTGGGTTTGTTCACTCCCGCAGTAGATAACACCAAGATTTTTGAAGCCATTAATCCTGCTTTCCAAACTATCGTTGGCGGTTTTATCGGCTTAATTACAGGCATTAAGATTGGTACAGATGAATAATACCCAGCTTTCCCAGCTAGGCATTGATGCCAAGTGGCTTAAACCGCTAAATGATGCTTTGGCTAAGTACGATATCAGCAGTCCCGTTCGTCAAGCTTTCTTTATAGGACAATGCGCCCATGAATCTGGAAATTTTGGAATACTGGAAGAAAACCTTCATTACTCCGCTTCTGCACTTATGCGTGTTTGGCCCAGCAGATTCCCTAATCTCGATGTGGCTAACCAGTATGCAAACAACCCAGAAAAAATAGCCAATAAGGTCTATAGTGGCCGTATGGGTAATGGCGATGAAGAGTCTGGCGATGGCTGGAAATACCATGGCCGTGGCTTAATCCAGCTTACTGGGAAGGAAAACTATGAGCGATGCGGATCTAGTATTGGTGTAGATCTTCTCAGTGATCCTAGTAGGTTACTTGATCCTGAATATGCGGCTCTAAGTGCGGCGTGGTTTTGGAACCGAAAAGGCTTAAACAGCTTGGCTGATCAGCAGGATTATGTGACAATAACGCAAAGAATCAATGGTGGCACTCTTGGATTGAGCGAAAGAAAAGAGAAAATTGCAAAAGCACTATCAGTATTAGGGTAAACCTTTATATGATTGACAAGAAAACTTATATGCAAGAGTACTATAAAAAGTACGGGATAGAAAATAAAGAAAAGCTATCCGCATATAAGCTTGCCTGGAAAAAAGAGAAGCTGTTGGATCCTGCCTACAAAGAACGTCAAAATGAACTACAAAGGATTCGCAGAGCCAATAAAGGTTTGGATCCCGTTCAGGCTGAAAAAGCAAGGATTAGAGTTCAGGTATGGCAGTCTAAAAATAAGTCTAGAGTTTTGTCTAATGTGAAAAAATATAAGTTATCAAAAATGAACAGGACTCCAAATTGGCTAACAAAATCCGATCATAAGGTAATTTGGGCATTTTATGAGATAGCAGCAATGCTTACTAAGCACAACGGCGAAAAATGGGAGGTTGACCATAAGATACCTTTAAATGGTAAGTCCGTATCTGGATTGCATGTTCCTAGCAATTTACAGCTTATGAGAAGTCTTGATAATCGTATCAAATCTAATAAGTTTGAGGTTCAATAATGCCGTTACAGAAAGTACAGCTACGTCCAGGTCTTAATAGGGAAGGCACGGATTATAGCAATGAAGGGGGCTACTTTGATGGAGACCACATCCGATTTCGTTCTGGATTCCCAGAAAAGCTAGGTGGATGGATACGACTTAGTGCATATAGCTTTCTTGGAGTTGCTCGTTCTATTTGGAACTGGGCTACGTTAGCAGGCGCTAACTACTTGGGTATTGGTACTAACCTTAAATACTACATTGAAAATGGCGGTCAATACTATGACATTACGCCAATCATTACCAATACTACCTATAACAATGTTCTTTCTACTGGATTTACCACTTTAGCATCTACAGTAAATGCCACTGCAAATACGATTACATTAAGTAACGCCGCTCACTTTGTTCCGCAAAGCGGTGTAATGCAAATTGATACCGAAGTTATTTTTTACTCTACGCTGGTTTCTAATGTGGCTTCTGGATGTATTCGTGGATATGCCAATACTACGGCAGCATCTCATAATAGTGGTGCCAATGTTGCTTGTGGATATTTTGAGTTCCATGACCTAGATAATGACTCCAATAACAAAGACTTCTTAATTTTCTCTAATGTCTCTGTGTCTGTTGGCGGAATATCAAATGCGGTCATTAACCAAGAGCATCAAGTATTCAAATATGGATCTGGATACAGCTATGCTATGTCTAGCACATCAGACAATAACCTAGCTAATATTACCTTTACAACATCTTCCGCAGTTAATGTAGGCGGTATTTTTACTGTTTCTTATGAAGTACCATCTGGTTTAGATGTATACACAACAGGCACAGGCTGGGGCGCTGGTCCATTTAATCGTGGCACATGGGGTTCAGCATATTCCGCAGGTATTGGCGAGCAATTAAGGCTTTGGTCTTCAGATAACTTTGGTCAAAACTTAGTATTTGCTCCTCGTGGTGGTGGAATTTATTATTGGGATGCAAGCCTTGGCACATCATATCGTGGCGTCCCCTTATCATCAGCTGCCAATGCTGCTTCTTATAGTGGACAGTTTGTACCTCAGGCAACCAATCAAGTCATTGCATCAGCTATTCAGCGTTTCGTTATTGCATTTGGCGCTAATAGCTATGATTCTTCCAATCCTAGTACTACCTTTGATCCAATGTTGGTTCGCTGGTCAGACCAAGAAAATCCATTCCAATGGGTTCCAGATATTACCAACCAAGCCGGTGAATTTAGTTTAACTAATGGTTCTTACATTATGGCGGCCCGTGCTACCCGCCAAGAGATATTGGTTTGGACAGATTCAGCTATCTATTCTATGCAGTATCTTGGGCCTCCTTATGTGTGGGGCTTCCAAATATTGATGGATAACATCTCAGTTATGTCTCCAAACTCCATGATTACAATTAACAACGTAACATATTGGATGGGTACGGATAAGTTCTATATGTACTCTGGTCGTGTAGAAACATTGCCTTGCTCACTGCGTCAGTACATTTTTGCCGACATTAACAAAGATCAGGCTTACCAAGTTACTTGTGGCGGTAATGAAGGATTTAACGAAGTTTGGTGGTTCTATTGCTCTACTAACTCTACAGTGGTAGATAAGTATGTAATCTACAACTACCTTGATCGTGTATGGTATTACGGCACATTAAACCGTACTGCATGGATAGATTCTGGTATTCGTCAGAATCCTATGGGCACATTCATTAATGGCGCAGATAACGTTGGAAACCCAACCGGTACTATTGTTTACCATGAAATTGGTACGGACGATCAGTCTACTGCTACGCCAGCACCTATCGTTTCCTATGTACAGTCCTCAGACTTTGACATTGGCGATGGTCATAACTTTGGTTTTGTATGGCGTTTATTACCAGATATTAACTTTAACGGTTCTACTGCAAACGTTCCAAGCGTAACCATGACTATTCGCCCTCGTCAGAATAGCGGTACTGCTTATCAACAGGCTGATATGCCAGTGGTACAAAGCGCTCAAAACTATACGATTGCCCCTGAATATACCGTCCAGCAGTTTACTGGTCAGATTTACACTAGATTGCGTGGCCGTCAGTTAGCTATGAGAATTAGCTCTAGCGATCTTGGCGTAGCATGGCAGATGGGTACACCCCGTATTGATATCAGAAATGACGGTCGCAGATGAGTACTGGTACCACCAAATCCCCTAACTTACCGATTGCTCCAGTTGAGTATGATCAACAGTATCAGGATCAGTTAAACAACGTTTTAAGGCTATATTTCTCTCAGCTAGACAATCCTGGGCCATCGGCTATGTCTACCCAGCGGAACGGCACAAAGATCATTTCTGCCCTTAATTTCAGCCAAGCTAACGCTACAGGCGTACAGGTGGTAAGCTTGCCTACCCAGGCTGACCTATCTAATTTACGAGTTGGGGACATTTATGTAGATACCGCTAACTCCAATGTTTTGAAAGTAAAGGTTTAAATGCTAAACTCTACTAAATCCGTCTTAAAAGGTCATTATGGCTTTAACTAACCTATTCGCACAGCAGCAGCAGCCACAGGGCGGTATAGATCAACTCGCCCAAAATGCGATGTATCCGCAGTCCCAAATGGATAAAACCCAGTATGCGGTGCCTAGCCAAATGCCAACCAGTTCAGAAGTGATCAATTCGGACTATGATCCACAGACAAATCCCTACACAGGAATGCCTGACAAACCTTTCAAAAAGGGCGGTATTGCTAGTATTCCTCGCTACAACGGCGAAGAAGATGGCAGCCAAGTACAGTCTTGGGATCCAGCCTCTGGTCAAGTAAATTTAGTTAAAACAGATACTACCAATATCAATCAAGATACTGGACAGCCAACTACATCAAATGTAGCTTATACCATTCCAAAAGATAATATTAAGACCTTTATACCAAATCCTGCAGATGAAAGCGGCATGGCAGGCGGTGGTCAATATATTTTAAATGATGGATCTACCATAACTGTTGGTAGCGATGGCACAGTTCAAACGGCGACCCCAAGTAGAAATGACTATACACTTAATTCTCAGGGTTATTATCAGCCTACAGGATCAAGCTTAACTTGGAATGGTGATACAAGTACATTAACCAAAAATATTGGTGGTGTTGATGTTCCCGTTCCTGGTCAATATACTAAAGGTGGATACCAAGATGCACAAGGTAATTTGCGTACCGATGCAAATGGCACTCCTATTCCCTTAGCCCCAGCTCAATTTGATAGTGGAGCTGGTCAAAGCGGTTTGGGTGATGCTATGCCATATATTACTGCTGCTGCTATGGCTGCTATGACTATGGGTGCAAGCCTTCCTGAGTCAGCAGCTACGCTTGGTGCTGAAAATGTGGCTGGGGCTGATATTTTTGGTGGATTAGCTGGAACTGGTGGATCATATGCTGGAATGACTCCTGCAGAACAAGCTGCTGCCGCAGCAGCCGCCGCTGGCGGAACTGGCACTACTGCTGCCGGTACAGGAAGTCTTTTGGGAGATGCAAGTCTCCAAGAACTGTCACAACAAACTGCAGATGCTGCCGCTCAAGAAGCTGCTCAAACAGCTCCATATAATACCGCCACTGTTCCGTCAGGGATGACTGCAGCTCAAAAAGCGTTGCTAGTTAAAGAGGGTTTATCAGCTCTTAATTCTGGCATAAGTGCTACCAATACTCCAACCTCTTCTGGCGGTATAGCTTCAGCACCAGCGGCAACAACCACTCCAACCGTTAATCAGTTTGGCGTCACTGGATATACTGGAGAAACTCCAACTGGACAAACTTCTTTGTATACTCCTACACTGTCTAGAATTAAAGGCTCCACTGGAGAGCAAGCGTTTGCACAAGGCGGCATTGCTACCCTTGGGGCTTACTCTGATGGCGGCCAGCTATTAAAAGGTCCTGGAGATGGTATGTCTGATAACATTCCAGCTAAAATAGGACAACACCAGCCAGCTCGCTTGGCTGACGGAGAATTCGTGGTTCCAGCAGATGTAGTTAGCCATCTAGGTAATGGCTCAACTGACGCTGGAGCTAAACAGTTGTACGCAATGATGGATCGCATTCGCAAAGCCCGTACTGGCAACAAGAAGCAGGGCAAGCAAATTAACCCATCTAAGTTTTTACCACAAGGATAAATTATGGGTTCACTCTTTTCACCCCAAGGTATACCGAATACCCCAACATCGCAACAGATATCAAGCGGTTCAATTCAGCCATGGGCGCAACCCTATGTATTTGGGTACCTAAATAATGCCCAAAACTTAGTTAATAACGCTCAGCCTACTCAGTTTCAGCAACAAGTTTGGAATACTGCACAAGGCACCGGAACTCCAAGTCAGTTTGGTGCTGGCAGTGATTTAGCAAATCAAGCTGGTCAAGGTCAATTAAGCACTGCTCCACAAGCATTACAGTATGGACAACAAGGTGCAAACATTGGATCTCAGGGCACGGGCATTGGTGCATTAGGCATGGGATACGGAATGAATGCTGGCGCTAATTATGCGCAGCAAGCTACTAACCCGTCGGCGGTTGGTGCTTATATGAACCCATACATCCAGCAATCACTTGCTCCACAGTTACAGTTACTGAATCAACAGCAACAATTAGGCGCTCAACAAATTGCTGGACAAGCTACAGGTCAAGGCGCATTTGGCGGTAATCGTGCTACTTTAGCTCAAGGACTAAACAATCAAAACTACGCATTGGCTGAGCAACAAGCTATCGGTCAAGGTTACAACACTGCATTCCAACAAGCTCAACAAGCTCAACAGTTTGGTGCTAATCTTGGTTTACAGGGCGCAACACAAGGTACTCAACTTGGATTGCAGGGTCTTGGAACCGCATTGCAAGGACAACAGGTTGGTCTCCAAGGAGTTCAAGGCGCCCAACAAGGTTACACTGGTGCTACTCAAGCTGGTGCTGCATTAGGTAATATTGGCGCACAACAAGGCCAATATCAGTTGGGTTTATTGGGATTACAAAACCAGATTGCAAATCAACAGTACAACTTACCATTTCAGAATCAACAATACATGCAAGGTATGTTGTCTGGCTTGCCAATTTCTTCTACAACTACCCAAGGTTATCAAGCTGCTCCAAACGTTGTATCTCAATTGGCTGGCCTTGGAACTGCAGGTCTTGGCGGTTATGCCTTATACAATGCATTAAGCAGCCCTACAACAGCGGCAGCAGGATATAAAAAAGGCGGTAAGGTTGGCAGTGACTTAGCTGACATTCAACTTCATAATTTAGTAGGTTAAGCATGAACATTTCTCAGTTATCAGAGCAACTCAAAGACGTTCCACAAAACACGCTTATTGGTTACGCAAAGAATCCTAATAGCGTAGTGCCACAGTTTTTGGCGTTAGCTGAGATTCAGCGCCGTCAACAATTGAGCGCACAGACTCAACCTCCTCAGTCTACTGTTGCTAATGATGTACTGACACAAGCGACTGCACCACAAGTTGATCCTGCCTTAGTAAGAGCGCAGATGATGCAACGTGCGCAACAACCACAACCAGAACAGCCTCAAGCAGAACAAATGGCTCAACAACTTCCAGAGAACCAACCTGGCGTTGCTCAGTTACCATCTGGCATGGGTCAAGGTTTTGCCTCTGGCGGCATTGTAGCTTTTGCTGGCGGTGGTTTAAATGATGATGAAGAAGATGACGATGATCGTGAAATGGCTAGACTTTTTCCAGAATCTAGCATCAGCCTAGATGACATTATGGCTATTCCAAAAGGAATTGGCGCTGGCATTAAAGACTTAGTAAGCAAGTTGCCACAGTCTTATGAAGCAACGAAAGCAGCCCAAGAAACTGCGTCTCCACGTGGATCACATAAGTATGAATCTGCAGTATTAGAAGAGGCTAAACGTCAAGGCGTAGATCCTAACCTTGCATTGCATGTTTTGTACAAAGAAACTGGTAATCTAAAAGATCCAGAGAATGCTCGTTCTAAGGCGGGCGCTATTGGGATTATGCAGTTAATGCCTAAAACTGCTGCTGGTCTAGGTGTAAACCCTATGGATCCTATGGAAAACATCCGTGGCGGCGTTAGCTATCTCAAGCAAATGGCAGACAAATACAAAGACAATCGTATTGCCGCTGCTGCTTACAATGCTGGCCCTGGTAACGTGGACAAAGCTCTTAAACGTTCTGGTGGTTTAGATACATTATCAGGTGAAACCCGTAACTATATTGCTGGTTTAGCACAAGGCGGCGATGTTAAGAGCTATGCTGGAAATGGTCCAGATGGTAGCGATGTACAAGACGATAGCTTAAAAGATAACGAATACTTAAATCGTAGTCGTGGTGTTGTAGAAGGCGTTAAAAGTTTAGGATCAAATATCTCTGATGCGCTAACTACGCCAAAAAACTATGACCTATACGACATGTATCAGCGCAACATTGGCCGTCCATTTGCTGCTGGTGTAGATCGTTTTGTTAATGAGCCTCTTGAATCTCAAGCAGAAAAATTCCGTAGCTATTCAATGACGCCAAACAAAACACCAACAGTTGGTTTTGATGTCCCTGCTGGTTCTAACACACCAGTTCCTACTGCTCCAGCAACACCATCACCATACGGTTCTAGCGAGGATGCTCGTTTGCATGCACGTTATCCATCACCTGTTACTAGATCTCCTGCTGCTCCTAGCCAGCAAGATTGGCAAAACTTTGACCAAGCTTCTGCATTGTTCCAAGCAGAGAACGCAAATAAAACGCCTACACCTGGTGCAGATGAAACATTAAATCGTCCAGATACAGTGTTAGATGAGCTTAAGCAAAGCATTAAAGATCAAGCTACACAACTTGCTAAACAAGGAAAAATTAATGCTGCATTGTCATTAATGCAAACTGGCTTTGGCATGATGGCATCTAAGTCTCCATATGCTTTAGGTGGTATTGGCGAAGGCGCACAGTCTGGTATTGGTACATATGCAGCCCTGAACAAACAACAACAAGAAGGTATGAAGGATTTGTTGGCTTCTCGACTTGGCCTTTACAAGTATGGCGAGTACTCCAAAAATGCAGCAAAAGATTATGCATTAAAAGAAAAAGCATATGCAGATCGCCTTGGTATGTCTCAGGCTGAACTTGAGTACAAAATTGGAGAAGGCGCCCGTAAAGAGCGTGAATACAACCAAACACATTTGTTAAATGTAGACAAGATTCTTTCTGCAGATATAGATAAAAATAATTATGATATGACTCCAGAGCAAAAACGAGCTGCCGTATACGCACATCCGATGTATAGAGATGCAGCTATCAAAGCTGGTATTGATATGTCACAATTGATGGGTGGCGCTCCAGCGGTAGGTACCGTTAAAGGCGGATACAAATTTAAAGGCGGAAACCCTAACGATCAGAATAACTGGGAAAAAGTTTAATGGAACTTAAACCGTGGGAGGAGTCCTATGGGGCTGCTGAGAAAGCTCCATGGGAAGAAGATTACTTTGGAGCAGCAAAGCCTTCAGAAAAACGTGATACTGGGTTTACTGGAGCCGCCAAATCAACCATAGAGCGCATGAAGGGCGAAACTGCTCTGACTGCTGGCAAGATTGGCCTGATGGACACAAAAGCTGCAGAAGATTATGCTGCACAGCAAGAAGCAAAAGCCCGTCAAATGTTCCAGCCTACACAAGAAGGTTGGACTCAAGCTCCCGTTACCAAGTTTAAAGAACTATTAGGTGGATCATTACCATATGTAGCTGCTCCATTGGCTGCTGGTGCTGCTGCCGCATTCCTTCCAGAGGCTGCCGCTATTGGCGGTATTGGTGCCGCTACATTAGCTGGCGTAGGTGCTGGCACTGCTCAATATGTGGGTACTGGATTATCCCGTCAAATGGAAACTGGCAAAAGCTTAGCTGATACTAGCTTGCTCAATGCCGGAGCTGCTGCGTTTGGCGAAGCATTGTTAGATCGTGTATCTTTTGGCGCCCTACCTGGAATCAGAAAGATTTTCCAAACGGCTGGTAAAGATATTGGAGAAGACGTCCTTAAAGAAGTAGCTAAAAAAGGAATCATGTCTTCCGCTGGTGAGTTGGCTTTAGCTGGTGTTAAAGGCGCTACCGTAGAAGGCGCAACTGAAGCGGCACAACAATTTTTGGAACGTTTACAGGCAGGGTTATCTCTAACAGATAAGGCTGCTCGTGATGAGTACTTTGATAACTTCATTGGCGGCGCAGTATTGGGCGGTACATTAGCAGCCCCTGGTCATGTGACTGAGAAAATGTTTGGCCCTAAAACAACGGCCAGAACAGAACAAGAAGCACCTGCTCCCAAAGCATCCGAGATATTCCCAACTGCAGAGCCAGTAACATCTGCTGGATTAGAGCCTATTGCTGCTCCCGTTCCTCCTATGCCTATAGAGCGCAAAGAAGCGCCTGCAGCGGTTCCTGAGCCTGCTCCTATACCAACACCAGCACCTGCTGCTGTAACGCCTCCTGCGCCCCCTGTAGAGCTTCCTGCAGCCCCTCCTGCTCCTACAGTACAACCATTCCAGCCATCTGAAATGCCTTCTGGCGCAGTGTTGCAAAACCGCAACAGAAACACTCCAGCATCCATTTCGCAGATGAATCAAATTGCTTCAGCTCCAGACTATGATCGTGTAAGCTTTTCCAAAGATTTTAATAACGGCGCTCCAGTGGTTAGCGGCGCTATGGATATTTCTCCAGCCCAACTAGGTAAGCAATCTGTAGCTACAACCATAAATGGACGCAAGATTCCAGTTCAGTATGCCGTTATTGAGGCGCATGAAGTGTTGCCTTCTAACAACGCTGATGGCTCTGTTAATCCAGCCCATGGCGATACAAACTATCCTGGTATGCAAGCAATTGCTGGTAATGGTCGAGTTGCTGGTTTGCAGGCCGCTTATCAACGTGGCACTGCAGAAGCATATAAAGCAGAGATGTCTAAGGACGATACCCACGGCATCAACCCAGAAGTCATTAAAGGTATGGCTAATCCTATCTTGGTTAGGGTTATGCCACAAAATGAGATTACTCCAGACATTGCAGATATTTCTAATACTGCCAGCAATGCTGAGTTGTCTGCAGTTGAGCAGGCTAAGAATGACGTAAACCGTTTTGACTTTACAGGATTAAAGTTCAATGACTCTGGAGATCTAACACCAGACTCAGTGTATGGATTTGTAAAGTCCATGCCAACAACAGAACAGAATAAGTTGATGGATGAGAAGGGCGCACCTACTCGTCAGGCAGTAGAGCGTTTAGATAACGCTATCTTCCAAAAGGCATATAACAGCGACAACCTGATTAATTTGGTAGCCCAAGCCCAGGATCCAGAAGCTAAACTGGTATTAAAGGGATTGCGTGAAGCAGCACCTGTCATGGCCAGATTAGAAGGTACTGAGTTTGATATTCGTCCGCAAATCATTCAGGCTGCTGAAATGGCAGTCAATGCAAGACGTCAGGGTATACCCTTATCTGAGATGCTGAAGAATGCTGATATGACTTTGGATCCTAATACGGTCAAAGTAATGCAAGTATTGGCTGAGAATGCCCGCTCTGGTAAGCGTATTGCAGAACGTCTAAACAAGCTTGGTAATACTGCACTTAACGAAGTAGAGCAGGGTGGCGTTGACATGTTTGGTGAGCGCCCAGCCCGCACAATGGATCAAGTGTTTGACGAAGGCCTAGCACCAGAACCAGAGTTATTTGAACGTGCAACACCGTTTACTGACAAGTTTATTGCAGAAGAGAAAGAGCTTGCTAAAAAGTTACGTAAAGCCCTCGATGACATGGGATTACATAACGTTGCTCTGCGCCTAGAAGATACACTGCATGAGATCAGGGATGGCAAAGCATCTCCTATTAACGGTTATTATTTCCAAAAGCTGATTAACTTATCTTTATCTGGTTCTAATATGTTTAGAACCATGAGCCACGAAGCACTTCATGCTATGCGTGATCTTGGATTCTTTTCAGATGCCGATTGGAAGTTGCTAACAGACAAAGCTAAGTCTACTTGGATGAAGAAGTACAACATTGCTGAAGACTACGCCGATAAGAGCAAAGAGATCCAGTACGAAGAAGCTATTGCTAAAGCATTTGCAGACCATCAAACCTTAGCTCCCAAAGAGAAATCGATTATGGCTAAGGCTATCAATATTCTTAAGCGTATTGGTAACGTACTGCGTGGCGCTGGATATAGAACTGCTCATGACGTATTTACTGAAGCAGCCGCTGGTAAGTTTACAGAAACTAAGGCACCGTCTGCAGCAATGGTAAATGAATATGCAAGCAAATCCGCAGTATTAACACCAGAAAGATTAAAAAGCTTATATTCACATTATTCTGACTGGGAAGATCCTAGCACAACAAAAGGTTACATTGGATATGTAAATCCAAAAGATTTTTTGGCTGCCACTACTACAAAAGAATACTTAAAAACTTTAGAAAAAGAATCTACCCCACTAGATATAAAGCAACTTGCTGAAGAGTCTCAGGAAATATTTTTAAACATTACAGAACCAAAGTCTTATGGATCAACCGTCAGAGGTCACGAAGGAAGACATAGGATGATTGCCTTAATGAGGGCTGGTGTTGAAAAGGTTCCTGTTGTTTTTAATGCTAGAACATGGATAGATAACGCAAAACCAATTAGTGTTATGAGGGTTGGTGGACAAGAATTTAACGTTTACGATAAAGAAGGCAACCAATCAACAGAAAAAGGTACAGGCTTTCTTGCAGAAGACTTAATTCCTTTAAGTAAAAATTACAAGCAAGAAGTATTTGATACATTTGTTAAGCCTTTTTCAGATGTTCGTTTTGAGCGCACCAACGCTCCTCCTAAAACATTTACTAAGATTGCTCCGCAGCAAACCGCTGGTGAGAAGCTGCAGACTATTAATTCCAACATTCAAAGCGCTTGGAATGATTCAGATAACTGGACCAGACTACGCAATGAGTGGATTGATCCTAACTCTGGCTTAACCAAGAGTTTACAGTCATTACCAGTGTTTAACTCCAAAGGTCAGCTCCGTGCTGATATGTTGAATCACTCTCAGGCCCAAAGTATTAACTTGATTAAGAACGGCCTGTTAACTGGTATGCCAGTGCTGAATAAGGACGGATCCATCGTTATTGACGAAAGCGAAAACAACTTAGCCCGCACACAAACTATCGCTGATAGCATTGATAATAACTCCTATGTTAAGTCTTCTGGACTATCAGGACGCTCCTACATTGCTGAGATTGCCCGTGCGCTGCGTGGTAAAGAGATTATGGAAGAGGATGCTGCCCGCCGTAAGCTTGGTATCCAGCAGCTCAAAGAGGCTAAGGAAGCCATTAAAGCAGCCCAAGAAGCCCGTGACGAAGGCCGCTCTATTACAGAGATCCGCAATCATTTAAACCGTGCTAAGGACTTACGCAAACAAGGCTACCTCAATAAGTCTATGAACCGTGAGTTGCAGATTGATCAGGCTCAGATTGATTGGGCAGAGAAGCAACTCAAGAACGTACCAGAAGTAAAACAAATTCTGGATATCTGGAAGAACGTAAACGATAGCTTGGTTAAGTTATGGGAAAGCGTTGGCCTATTGACCAAGGATCAAGCTGATTATTACCTTAGCAAGAAGTCATACGTGCCACTTTTTAAATCCCGTGAAGACTTAAGCGATAAGCCTACTGGATACGGCGGAACTGGTCTGAAGACTGCTAAAGAACTTAAACGTCTAAAGGGCGCTGAGATTGACCGTAACATCTGGGAAAACGTAGAGAAGCACTATGCCTCTATGGTTGCCTCTGCTTACCAGAATCAGACCCGTAAAGTTGGTACAGATCAGTTAAAGTCTTTGGGATTGGCTGAGATTGGTAAAGCAGATGATCCAAGAGTTAACCTACGTTATCGTGATCCAAGTAATGAGTTTGCTGATAACCAGGGCATAGTCCATGCAATCATTGAGAATCCAAACGACTTAGCTGCGTTCCAGATGATGCACTATGAGTTAGGGCCGCTAATGAAGAGTATGGCTGCGGCCAACCAAGTATTACGTGCTGGTGCCTTGTTAAACCCTATGTTCTGGATTAAACAGTTAATCCGTGATCCGGTGCATGCAACCTTGGTTACAGATAGCGGTATCGTTACTCCATTTCATGCAGCCAAAGGTTACTTAGATATTTTGCGTGGTGACTCTAGAGAAGCTGGCATTCTTTCTAGGGCTGGCGTTATCGGTCAGATGGATTCAACGATTGATATCCATGACTTCTTAAAACAGGTCGGCATGGAAAAGAAAGAGCCGTCAATATTAAGTAAAGCTATTCATAAAGCGATGAAGTTTCACGAAGCTTCTGATGCTGCAACCCGTGTAGCGCTCTTTAAAGATCAAGAGAAAAAAGCTTTAGCCATGGGCATGAGCAAAGAAGATGCAGTGAACTACGCTGTATTTAAGGCCCGTGAATCCATTAACTTTGCTATCCATGGTACTTCTCCAATCTTGAATAACTTGCGCAATATGATTCCATTCTTATCTGCGTCTATTAACAGTTTGGATACCGTATATCGTGCCGCTACTGGTTATGGATTGCCACCTGCAGAGAAGAAGGCTGCGCAGATGCTATTCGTTAAGCGGGCGCTAATGATGTCTGTTATGGCTACAGCATATGCAATGATGTACCAAGGCGATGACGATTACAAGAAGCTGCCTGATTACACCAAAGACAATAACTTCCTATTGCCTAACCCATTTGGTGACGGCCATACATTTATCAAGATTCCAGTACCGTTTGAAGTTGGTTTCTTGTTTAAGACTATTCCTGAAGCTACAGTTCGCTATATGGCTGGTAACAGTACAGGCAAGGAAGTCCTTGGTTCATATCTAAGCGGTATTACCAACACCATTCCAGGCAACGGTATCCTATTGCCACAAGCAGTAAAGCCAGCATTTGAAGTGGTTACTAACCATTCATTCTTTACGCACCGTCCGATTGAGTCAGTTGGTGAGCAGAACCTACCAGTTGCTATGCGTGGCGCCCGTGCATCTGAAGTGTCTAAACAATTAAGCGCATTAGGATTAGATAAGGTTGGATTGTCTCCAGCTAAGATTGATTATTTAATCCAAGGATATACCGCTGAGCTAGGTTCATTTACTACCAATATGGCAAGTTCTGCTGTTGACTTAGCTACAGGTACAGAACGTACTGCAAAGAATATCGAAGAGATGCCATTCTTTAAGTCGTTTATGACTAACCCTAAAGCAAGTAAGGCTATTGCTGATTTTTATGATTTAGAGCATACCGCCCAAGAAACGGTTAATGAGTTTAATCAGTATAAAAAATTTGGTGAAGCTGAGAAGATTAAAGAATTGATGGCTAATGAGCAGAACCGTAAGTTGATTGCGGCAGCTCCTGCTCTGCGTGGTATTCAGTCTCAAATGACTAATCTCCGCACCCAAATGAAGATGATTGATCAGAATCAAAAGATGGATCCTGAGTTACGCCGTCAAAGATTAAATGATTTACAGACTATCTATGAGAGATTAGCTTTGCAGGGTGACAAAATAGCAACAGCTATGAAGATAGAAAGATAAGGACTTTCCCTTATAAATCAAATAAATGTAGTGCATTCTTAAAATACTTATGGTAAAACCTTTCTAACCATAAGAGAGGAGTATTAAATGGCTGGATATTATTTAACTGACGAACAATGGATTGAGTCTTGGAATAAATTAGGCAGTCCAGAAGAGTTCTCAAAAGTCAATAAGATTGCAATTAGAAATGTTTATTCAAGACGTAGGAATATTGAAGCAAAGCATGGCATTCAATTGCCTACATTTGCCAGTCAAAATCCAGCTTATCTAAAGAAGATTCAACAAACCCCTGGCAATGCCCGTAGAGGAATTGATATTGAAAAGGGTAAAGTAGTTGTATTTAGCGATGCCCACTTCTGGCCCGGTGAAGTAACCACCGCATATAAAGCCCTATTAAAGATCATCAAAGAGTTCAAGCCTAAAGTAGTCGTGGCTAACGGCGATATTTTCGATGGCAGTCAGGCATCAAGACACGCCAGGATCGGCTGGGAAAAGACCCCAAGCGTCCGTGAGGAACTAGAGTCCTGTATAGAGATGATGGAAGGGATTGAGAAGGCTGCTAAAGGCGCTGAATTGATCTGGACGTTAGGCAACCATGACGCCCGCTTTGAAACGTTCCTATCGGCTCAAACAAGCATGTATGAGGGCGTATCAGGGTTTACCCTTAAAGATCACTTCCCATTATGGAAACCATGCTGGTCATTCTGGGTTAATGAAGATACCTGTATTAAACACCGCTGGAAAGGTGGTTTTGGAGCTGGTCGTGCCAATGCCCTTAATTCGGGCGTAAACATGGTTACAGGCCACACACACAATTTGGCAGTGCAACCTATTACCGATTACAACGGAACCCGCTATGGCATCCAAACGGGCTGCCTAGCAGATCCTAATGGCGAACAGTTTATGGCCTATACAGAAGATGCCCCAAAGGACTGGAGATCAGGGTTTGCCCTACTGTCTTTTGAGCGTGGTAGACTAATGCTTCCAGAGCTTATCCAAGTCTGCGGAGAATCGGAATTTGAATTTAGAGGATGTATAAACCAGTGCTAACCAAGTATTGTTATAAGTGCAAAGAAACTAAACCTATAGACCTTTTTGGCAAGAATAAAAGCAAAAAGGATGGTTTAGCTACTGAATGCCGACCATGCAAAAGTCATGGCGATAAGCAATATTATCAAGCAAATGCAGATCAGGTTAAACAAACTGTTGCCAAATATCGTGCTGAAAACCCGGACAAGGTTAGTCAAGTTAAAAAAGACTGGTACGAAATTAGTAAAGAGCGTGTTTATAGCAAGACCAATGCCTATAGAAAAGCAAACCCAGAAAAATCGCTGCAATATCAAAGAAAATATCAACAAGCTAATCGTGGCAAAAGAACCGCTTGGTTGGCAAAGTATAGGGCAGCTAGATTGCAGGCTACCCCACCTTGGTACGAAAAAGATTTGGTAGAGGCTGTATACATAAAAGCCAAAGAATGGGGCTTTGCCGTTGACCATGTCATACCTTTGCAGGGCGGTAATGTATGCGGGCTGCATTGCTGGTTAAACTTGCAGCTAATGGATCCAGTGCTTAATTCAAGCAAAGGAAATAGGCATCACGTATGAAACTTACCCCTGCCATCTTAAAGAACTTATATTGTGCAATCTATTGCATGAAGCCGTTCGATCGCTGGGCAATGCCCCTACCTGAAGAAATTAGCTTTGTTGTTGATCAAGACCCAGAGATTATGGGTACTTATTACTATGATGACGGTGGTGAGTTTGAGCATATCATCACCATCTCATCCAAAAAATGCGGTCATTTATCAACCGTTATCAGGGTCCTGTGCCATGAATGCGTCCACATGAGCAGACATAAGACACATCGTTGGACTCACCATGACGCTGAGTTTAGACGGCGCACTAAACGTATTTCTGACGAGCTTGGGTTTGATCCGCTCGAACTCTGATACATCATTTTCTACTTGGGTTTTCTCCCAGTTTCTTGTTGACTCGCTCCAGTAGCTCCTCCTGGGTAACGTTCCATTTATTTTCAAAACCTTTTGCACCCAATCCGTGAACGCCACTGTTTCCCCGATGGTGTTCCGGGCATAGCGGTATGACAGGGGATGAAGACCTTTTGCCACCAAACCGTCTGATGTGATGCAGTTCTGCTGGGCTACCTTCAAACCCAAGGACTGAGGAGCAGAGAATACATCCGAGTCTTGCAATCTGGTCAAATGCGATCTTTTCATCTTTGGTCATTTCAATTCAATCATTTTGCGGATATGCTCAGCAGCAATGTCAATTGCAGTAATAGCTTTAGGCTCTACCTTTACAACGTATCCATGGGCAATATGCCAGCCATAGTTAACATCCCTAACCAACATACCGTTATCCATGAGAAAACGGGTATGAGCGCCTATGGAAGCTCTCCCAAGGCCTACATTGATGTCAATTGACTTGACCCCTGGATTCTGTGCTATGAACTGCAATATCAGCGTTTTCTTGTCCATTGTAGAAATAATAGCTCCCGTCTTCTAAAACTTTATATTGTGGTGTCGACATTCCTGCCGCTTTAAGAGCTAGTATAACCTCTTCTAATTCATCCATGGTCTATTCCTTTTGGCTTGTGTGCAAAGCTTCTGCACGTCTGGAGGATCCTGTTTTGTAACCTCAGAACAGGCGTAAACCGACACCTCTGAATGCGTCTTAAATATAAACGCAAACAGAGTTATCAGCATCATCGTAGCTACTATTAATACCTTCATCAACTCTTGGTTCTTCTACGTTTTGGAACGATATCAACTATTCCACCGGTAACTTTTCTATCGGCTTCTAACTCTTCCAATAGTTCATCCGCAATAACAACAGCAGATTTTGCATTGCCGCAATTTACAAGAGCAAAACAAGCTGCTAGAAATCTCATATATTCTTTATCGTTTTCCATGTTGCTCCAGCATATCAATGCGCTCCACTAAAATGTCGCTTAATCTATCGTTACCAACCAATAGACTGGCCGCTTCTTTGGTTTCTCTGACAACCTTGGAGGCGTCTCGCAAACCCTTGTTGTAACCGCTAGTAAATTCATCTCCACCATCAAAGGCCGTGATCAAAGAATCTCTGATAAAAGCAGATGCCCTACGACTCTTGGATAGATCCTTAAGCTTATTGATTAAAGCCTGTGGAAGATAAATGCTATACGGCTTTAGCAATTCTTCAGACATTTTTCCATTCCTTGTATTTAGCATTCAATGACTTCAGAAGATGCTGAGCATTCATATCAGTTTTGATGTCTGCTCTAGACCTAACACCTAGGTAAGATGTCAACCATTCAATGCAAGATGCCTCATTCTTTTCAAACAACTGACCATCATCAAATAGATAATCCCAAAAATCAGCATCCCTACATATCATTCCTGCTAACTTAACTAACTGGGATCCTGCAAACTCTTCACGGTTTAATGGTTTTTCCTCGTCTCCAAGGCGAACCATTACTACCATGTACCTAGCACCTACAAAATCCCGCATTAGCTCTTCTGGAAGTTCATCCGGATGGATAGCCAATGACATGACTATTCCATCCTTAGTCTGCTTTAGAGCTACCTTCTTGCCCTCAAACTGACTTGTTTCCATTTATAGCTTTCCTGAGAATAAGAACACTAAGCGATCCCAAAAGGTAAAGCTAGAGTCAAGACGGGCAGCCGCCTTAAAATCTTTAATAACCTTTTCAAGAGATTCATTCTCTTTCATCTCAGCAGCCAAAGCTTCTTGCAATTGCTTAGAAAGCTTTTCCCAATCTACAGGCTGAGATCCACCAAGTTCAACCAGCTTCTTGATAGCCTCTTCACGAGCCTTGCCATCTACCAGTTTAGGCTTGTTCTTAGATCCTACAGGACGTCCACGCTTAGGAAGCTTAGCTTTAGCAACTTCTGCTAATGGGATCTTATATACTTTAGCAAAATCAACTTCAGATTTAGTTAGCTTTACCTTGCGAGCATTCTTAGCAACTACTGCTGGTTTCTTTTTGGTTACGCCCATGGATCTTTCTCCTCTTGTTTAGGTGCTGCATCTTTTTTAACGAATGTATCTACTGCAATAGATAGGAAGTTATTGCCTGCTTTAGACTGACGTTTCCAGCCAGACAACTTAATCTCTACCAAACCATCAGACTTAGACATCAAGTCTTTTAGGTATGCTGGATCAACCTTGATACTTCCAAAGAAATCTGGAGACTTCTCAGACTTACGAATGGTTGATGGGACTAATGAACCGCTATTTGGATACTCCATTTACTTCTCCTTTTTAAAAACTTGTCGTGCTGCTGTAAATTTAGCCATAAGGCCGTCATAAAACTCTTTATCTAACTCCTTAGCCCGGTCAAACAACGGACGGTTTACAGTAAAGATATTGAGTACATCTTCTTCTGAAGCCGTTAACTGGAGCAATGTCTCGCATCCTGCTTGGAACTCTTCCATCCACTGATCTGCAGTACCTTTGTCATTCACAGGCTTAAGAGTCCATGCACCTGGCAATGGAGCTTTTGAATCCAGTTTGATGCTGGCAACTACTGGCGTGGATTTAGCAGTAGCCACAGGCTTAGCGACTACTGCTTCAGGCTTTTTTGCTGGCTCATCCTTACCAGTCAATGGCTCTAATGCGTCATGCTCAACGATTTCAAAGGCGTTAACCCAGAGATAACGGCGCAGATATGTCTGTACCGCACCCAAGTTTTGGACGTCATGGCAGCCCTTTAAAGCGGCGCTAGACATGGGCGATGTAAACATAACGGATGTGCCATCTTCTGTATCCACAATTTGCAGGAATGCCATATCGTGGTTAAACGATACAATTCCACATAAGTCTAGGTTTGCGCAGATCTTTTGAATGGCAGGTAAGAAATCTCCCAACTCAAAGTACTTGTACCCAGCAAACTTATTGTGGCCTGACTTCTTTAGCTCCGTATTCTGCAACTTCATACGGGCTTCTTGTAACTTCTTATAAACGCTCATTTTGTTGCCTTTACTTTTAGTTGTAATCCATTGCTTGCAAGGGTGTCTTTAACGTCCTTAATCGACTTCTTACCCATATTGATAAACCTCATTAAATCGTTTTCAGTGTGTTCAAGCAAATGACCAATGGTGTATATTTGCTCTGCTTTTAGCACATTAATTGTTCTGTTACTAAAGTCAAAACCATTAAAAGGTTCATCAATCTCAACAGCATAATACTTATTGATGTCTTCTGGGGATTCTAAAAGCCTATCTTGAAGACTCTTTAACTGGGCAGCAGTAGACTCATACATATTTTTGTAACGGTTAAACAATACTTCTGCAAGATTATGTTTTTCCTGTTGCATATAAGATGCAAATTGAATAAATTCTTCTTCGCTACTAAGTTCAACATTAATTTTCATTTTAGATCCTCCTGTTGTGCTACTTCAATTAACTTTTCTGCGTAGTGCATGACTTTTCTGAGGTCGTCAACACCACCTTTTTCTCGCCATCTGGATATGTACTTGACAATATTACCTTCAAGGTATCCGAGGTTATTGGCAACAATGTAATCCCACGGCTGAATAGAATGCTTAGCATAGTGGTTTCCTCCTACTTGATGGCTATTGGCAGACATTTCTCTTTACCTCATGTGACTTATGCAGGACCCACTTATCACCCATCTCTTCAATACATTTCTTGATGGCTGATTCGTTGCGATCACGCATAGCTTCAATCTCTGCATCAGACATACGGCCGTAGTAGATAGTATCTTTGACTGGATACCAAACCTTAGTCTGCCCAAAAAACTCTTTCTCAAAACTATCCATTAACTTTTTAAACATTTTCTTGCTCCTCTTTGTAAAGTTTGTACTGCTCACAAAACTCATTGACTTGGCAGAAGTTCTCACATCGAGTTCTCTCGCCCTTACGGGTCTCTATATAGAATCCTTTGCCCAATTTCTCTACTGCTTCTTCTGCTTCTTGCATCGTTACATGTAACGACTTTGCTCTTACTGCTCCGTCTTTCTTAACTGCGTAGACCGGATCTTTTTCCCACATTTCGGCAGACGTGCAGGGCGGTAAGACTGCTCCAGTTTCCTCTGCGAAACGGGCTTCGGAATGTACACGAATGCGTTCACGGATGTATGCTTCACGCTTGTCCATACTCCATATAGGAATTTCAATTGCGACAACGCCAGACCTTGGATAGTTGGCACGAATTTTTGATTCTCTCGCACTAAAGTCTCGTAAGAATGCAATGATTTTAAGGCCGGTAATTGGAGCGCCCTTAATCTTTTCAACCAACCATGCGTATACATTTAACTGCTCCTCCCATTCAGGTTTAGGATTCTGAACGGACCAGACTCCTACGTTTTTGTAATCGTTAATTTCAATACCTTCATCGGTGACAATCTGCAGGTCAATGGCACCAGAGACATTCCAGCCATCAAACTCTGCAAACAAACGTTCTTCAACGATATGGTTAGCGTCAGCACCCTTCTCCAAGATGTTATGCAATGCAGTACCAGACATCGAATAGAGCATCTCTGATACGTCAACAGAAATCTGATCATCGTATTTCTTGCGCAATATGGAGATCTTTGGGCTTCCCATCATCTCTGTTACGGATAGATGTGCATTACCCTTTGAGTATTGCGGGCGCTTAACTACATTTACCAGAGTCTCTGGTAAGTTGTACTTATTGGTGATTATCATTTTGTTTATCCAACCACCATTTGAGATCAATCAAGGTAACAATCAAATCATTTACTGCTGCTTTAGATTCTTTGTACTTCTTATTTGTCAACAGTTTTTCTAATTCTTTCCTACCTGTTTGTAATTCAATAATAACTTGTGCGTAATCAATCATCATTTCCTCTTATTTGCTATAACCTTTGCGGTTGCCTTCGTTATCGTAATAGTTTTTTGTACCGCTTGGTGTTATTGTTTCATAACCAATACGGCTCCCGCTATTATCGTAAACCCCAGTATCTGAATGTATATTCAGTTGGCTGTTCTTCCAGTTGTATGGAGAATTGCTCCAAGTCATCGAATTGTTTTCCGAGTTCAATTCCGAGTTCTTCCAGTTGTACGGGGAGTTCTCCCAAGTAGTCACCTGCGAATAGCTGCACGTAGATGCAGTAATCAATAAGACCACTAATAGTTTTTTCATTGTATTTCCTCATTTTAAATAATGCACAAACCCCGCTAAATAGAATAACACTGCTACTGCTTCCACCAAAAACAAAGGCATATCTCTTTGGATAATTCCCGCCGTTGTCCATAGCGCACTACCAATCAAGCTAAGCACAATATTTGCTGGATAGATATTGAAACTTGTTAGTCCAATACCAGCCAAACAAAGTATCGTGCCAGCCCACTTAATCATCTAAAACCCGAAATCCTCGGCGAAAAGACAAACGTTGCTTCATAGCGTCTTTGAGGTACAACATTAGGATCGACCAAAGCACGTATATTCCAGCCCAGGTTAACCATAAAGCACCGACTAAAGCCAATGGGAACAATAAGAACAAATTGAAATAATCCAGCAGCCTTAACGAGTAGGTGCCCCGCTTTCGCATTATCATTATCTTTAATCTCCCTATCTCCGCTCCATACTGCTGGAGTTAAACCATCAATCACTTTAAGACCATAGCTATAGGCTGGATTACGCCACAGCCACAGTACTTGCGCCCAGTAGGTATGTCCATGTAAGGTCTGGAACGTATGATCGCCCCAAAGGTTGTTATCGGGCGTCTGGAACCAGTTTAACCATGTAGGTAACCAAGGCCCTGGACCATAGCCACCACCGTTATCTAACGGACCATCCTTAATACTGGCAAACAATGGCAAGATCGGTGCAATGATCATTGCTATTAGGGTTACTACCAATGAGACAGGAACCATTAAAATATAGCGTAAGTACATAATTAGCTCCTTGGAAGTGCGCCTGAGAAACCGTAAGTACCAGTATGGGTAAACTGCGCCCATGGTGCTGCGTAGACTTTAAAGCCAGCCTCACGAGCAATCTTGCAGAAGTGATAGTCTTCTGACAATAAACGGTTAGATTTTTCTTCAATGCTGGTAGCAAAGAACTCTTTGATGATCTTAACTTCACGAACGGTATCAACGGCGTGGTACATATCGTTGGTATAGCTAGGAACTTTGTCTAGCAAAGCTTCAAATACCTTACGCTTGATGAGCATAAAGCCTGTACCGCCGTTAGCAATCTCCAATGGCTCACTGATAGGGCCGCTAGTGGTTTGCTCACCTTGTGGTAAATTTACAACAAAGGCTCCTGTGTACTGGTGCAGCTCTTGTGGAGGTACGCCACGCTTAACCGCAGCCGTTACTTCTACCCAGTTGATCTCTTTCTTTGGATACAGACCGCAGATGATGTCCTTGTCAGCACGAACCATGGCTGGGATATCGGCTGGATTAAAGCCAATGTCAGCGTCAATAAACATCAGATGGGTAGCATCAGACTTGAGGAAGTCATAAGCCATGCTATTTCTAGCACGGGTAATCAATGACTCATTCATCATAAAGCTATAGTACATCTGCATCTGGTTCTGGCCACATACACCAACCAACTGCATAATGGCAGATGCATACATACCAGTACACATACCGCCGTACATTGGTGTAGCTACAAATAATGCCGTTTTTGGTGCTTGTTTTACTACTAATTGTTTGTCTTTTTTAAAGCTCATTTATTTCTCCAAGGTAGGGGTTGATTATATGCTTTCTTCATTTGTTCATTGCCTTCTCTAAACATTTGATGTAATCGTTCGGGCGCTCGGTAATTAACTGTAGCCTCGCCTGTGCATCCAAAGGAAGGCAGATGTTTGGCGGCAGCATTATAGAATTGGCGGTCTGCACCCCATTGCCCATAGAAAGCATGAGCAATATTGACCAGATACTCACGCTTAAAGCAATAGCAATTAGTATCGACAAAATTGAGTAAATGATCGTAAAACGCTGGGTAGCGACCGAGTGACTCGCAATCATCGTCAAGAACATATTGTCCTCGTTCATCACAGATTCTCCTCAAAGAGTAAGACCACATTAGGTCTTTAGATTTAATTTTATTAATCATGGTTTCTACATGATTAGGTTCAAACCAATTATCCTCATCCAAAAATAGAATGTAATCAGCGTTTACCATTAGTGGCATAGCGGCATAGACTCGGTGTCCGTACCAGCCATTACCGCCTACGTTTTCGGGTAGGGTGATTGTTTTTAAGTTATCGGGGTAGTCAATGGCAACATCTTTGCACCCATCAAGAACCAGCAAATGTTCAGTAGGCACAGTTTGGTTTGCCACACTAACCACCGCTTTCTCTAGCGTGTCTTTCCCAGTAGTCGGGGTAATGACCATTACTCTCATTTACTATCCTTCCATGCTTTCCATTCTTGATACTCAATCCATCTATCGGCGGATGTTTTTGTACCAAGAATTACCCCCCACAAAATCATTAATATATATGTTGCAAATAATTCAAACCAATGAATAGTAATCATGCTAACTCCGTTACATTCTCACAAGACTTGCATATACTGCACTTGTTGAAACCATCGGCCTCATTCATCTCAATAATGTCTTGTAAGGGTTTACCCTGCATAATCTCTTCATAAGACTGGGTAAGCAGATTACCGATCACATGCTTGAGGTTGTAGTCCATGCAGCATAGAACGACATCACCGTTCGGCAGTAGCACATTTCGATCATAGAACGGCGTACTCTTGCACGTTAAAGCAAAGGTATTCATCGGCGTCAGGCTGATTGGCTGGCCTGCTACTTGCTCAGCATTCAGGCTATCTGCTCTGGTATGACCAACCCAACCTGGCAACTTACCTACAAATCCCTGTAACTCTGGATGGACGATGCCATTCTTATCCATAGTCATAGCACCAACACCGCATGGAACCTTGGTGTGGGACATAATGGCTGCAGCTCGTTGCCATTCCTCGCCATTCTTCCAGCCCTTCATATTACCGTTGGCGTCTGGGAGGTGGAGCATAATCACTTCGACTTGGTTAGGATGCTCTTCCAAGACTTTACGGACTCGCTCAGGATCTGTCATGCCGTACAGGGTTGTGTATATAGCAACGTTATATCCCATATATAAAGTCTCTTCTAGCATCGCCGTACACTCAGGATTAGCCCAAGGCTCAGACATGCCAGAGAAATCAATACGGGTGTCTTTTGGCAGCTTTACGAGCATCTTTGTGTAATCGGTCTGCGTCATGTACTTGGTATCTTTGCCGTAGTTATCCCGTAAGTTTTCTTGGGGGCAGAATGTACACATCAGCGGGCAGCCGATCATCGTGGTCAACTCCATAACTGGACCATCTGAATGCTGGATTCCGTATTTTTCTCTCATTTATTCTCCGTACATGGATGGTGGAAGTGGACGATCATCTTTGTCTAAAACATTAGGCTGATCTAATGGGTGTGGAAACTGGGTGCAATAACCTTCCGGTGCAGCCCGATCCTTACGCAATAGCGTTAGTTCAAATACTGTAGGAATCAGAATTCCATCAACTTCAATGAACGGGCAGTTATTGTTTGGATGGTTATGTACTACATGGAAGTCCGCCAATAGCTTTGCAAAGAAAGTATTTGCGCATTCCCAAGCAATCGGGTTATTGAACCAAGATTCTGCGTGATGGACTTCAATAGCGATAATCCTAAAGCGGCGCAAGATGTCTATTGGTGTAGCCAAGATGGTTTGATACTCAGCACCCTCAATATCCATCTGCAATATCAGATCACCCTCGGTGGCTTTATTGCGCACCCAAAACTCAAGGGTCATGTAGTCGCCGTCATTTACAGCACCCAAAAACTTCTTCTCAAAAGACAGCATTCTAAAGTTTTCAGGAGGCGCATCCACAGACGCATCTGCTAAATGGGATAGAATGCCACGACAAACCAAGTCTTTCTCAAAATTGGCAGTAACATCAACTCCAGGAGAAAAGCATGTAGATATTCCAGACAAGTCATCCGGCAATAAGTAGCCACCATCGTTTTGACCGCCAACACGGATCAATGGGTACTTGGTTTTAACTGGGTGTAAAGACTTTAAAAGCTCTTTGAATTGATCAATCATTTAACTATGCTCCGCACAAAGGCAACTGCGTTATCTAAAGTTGGGGCTTCCCATAAGAGCGGTCTATTGTACATATCCTCATAGATCTCTTTGCTCTCATCAATAGCTTGAATGGCTGTAACGAACCAGTCCATGTCTTTGGTATTCATGTAATTAAGATAAGCACCTTCATGGAAGTCGCAGTCTACTGACATGGTTCCGCTATAGATTGGGATCGTGCCGCCAGCGTATGCATCAATTAACTTCTCAGTTACGTAGCCGTCATAGATAGAGTTCTCAGGGCATAAGCAGAACTTATAGTCCTTGAGCAAATCAAACTTGGAAGCTCTTAATGCACGACCAAACATATTGCCATAGCCATGTACGGGTTTATACCTAGATATAGAGTTGTACAGGTTTACCCTTAGTCCTTCTGGATTGCCGGCAATCATGGCGCAGAAGTTAGTCTTGGTTGACCAGTCCAGTTTGCGTGGCTTAGTCAACGGCTCAATAGGAATCAGCGGCTCGTACCCATGATTGTGGTGGTTGTCATTTCTAGGTTTCTGTTCAAATCCATCCCATGCTAGCCGAGCATACCAAAGTGGAAGCCTAAAATTCCTACCGCCATAAGTATCCCAATCAAAAGAAAGGCTATGACCATAAGCAGTGTAACTAGGTCGTATATTTTCTCCGATGTACGCAAGCGTTTTAGCAGGGTCGGTATAGACATTTCCAAATACTGAGGTAACAACAAGGTTAGCATCGTGTGGGTTATCAGTATAAGTAAGGTCAGGAAAACAAGCACGGAAAAAGAAATCAAAAAAGTCTCCATCAAACGCTCCATCCCAAAAGTTAACTACACATATTTTTTTCATTTCTTTTTACCTTTCTTTGGCGCATCTTCTACTTTTTGTAGTGCCATAATATCTACCGCCAGCTCCTCAAGCTCTTCACTATATTGCTGGAGTATCTCTGCTGCAGCCCACAATGCACCGCTCTCAGCGTTATCTGTAACCTTTTCAGCCACCAATTCCACAATCATTGATGCACTATGGATCTTGTATCCAATCTCGCTAACTCGGTTAGCCTTCTCCCACAATCCATTCATTGACTTCCTCCTTGATGGGTTTAAAAATATAAAACAACTCTCCGTTGTTTTTTTCAATAATCTTGCGTTGCTTTTTTACATCACCTTCATGGTCTTTTAGATACCAAGTAATGGTGTTGTCTAGCTTGAATGGTTCATCTTTGCGCTTACGCATCGCTTCTGCCTTTCATAAACAGAAAGACTGCATAGCAAGCTACAAACACCAGTACCGCAACAATAAGCTCTATCATTTCTCTTGTGCCTTTCTTAGTATTGCTCTAGCAAAATGCAATTCACAAAAATCTCCATTGTTTCGCAACCTTCTTTCAACATCGAGTATTTCCTCATTTGTTAGTGTCTTTGGCTCATAAGACTCATTTAATTGGTCATTCCAAAATCTAATAACTTCTGTTTCACTATTAGGCAAAAATACATCAACGAAACAGTTAT